CGTGGTGGTGGGTAGATTAGATGAATTGGATCGCTTTTTACTTATTGCTCAATACTTTTGCTTTTGCCTCTCTTGATTCTTTGCGATCTTTTAATGTTTTTTCAAGCAAAGAGATTTCTCTTAAGTCAGACCAAGCTAAGAAGAAGCTAAAAATTGAGGTGAGTCCAACAGAAAGTATTAGAGCTAAAAGATGCTTAGCTGAAAGTAAGCCTAATAAATTAAGTATATACATACTAAAAACAAGAATAATAAAAAGCATAGCCACATATAAAGATGACTTACTTCTTATGTCCACAGTTGAAGTCAACCTATCTCGTTCTGACTGATTTAAACCATCAAGCTTTAATGCATCGAGCATACCTTTATAAGCCAAATAAATTTGACTTAAAGGGAGAAGCAGTACAAATGAAAATTGAACCAGATTTATTGTAATATTTAACTCTAAATATTTAAAAATTATTGAAAATATAGCAAACAGACCGACTAACACTAGTGCGATAAATCTAGCATTATTGTAGAAGGGTAAGTAGCGTTTAGCCATATTAGTCACCAAAATTTATATTGGTAGTCATCCAATTATACAATTGAACTTTTAGGCCGTCGTTATAAACTTTATTATTGATTGTTTCAACTGAAATCTTGCCGCTCATTTTTAGATTATCAGCCGTAACCTTGGTCCCATCCTCAAGAGTAATAACATAATCATCATTATGTCGCATGGATGAAGCTACAGTATCAATAACTTTTTGTCCGCTTTTTGATGTGCGCCGGTTATAAGTTAGAGTTAATTTCAGCTTAAGATTAGCATCATCCAACCCACCGTGGTGGTGGGTTCGAAGGGGGGATTAGTTGTAATTTTGAGGAAGTTCCCATAATGCTTCTGTCTTTAGACGCAATTTTTTTTGATTTTCCTTGAGACTATTCTCAATTTCCTTTATTAGTTTATGTTGTTTTACTATTTGATCTTTAACCTCTTCAGGAGGATTCGGGATCTCAATATTCAAAAACATTTCATCAGGAATACTGCGTCGTCTCTCTACACTGCCTTGCATTTTACTTTTGTATATTTTTCTTAGAGAATTAGATCTCAAAATCAAATCCAAATATTCTACATTAACTTCTCGTTTTAATCTAAAGATTTTGTATGCTGGGCTTACGGCAGCAGCATCGTAATATTTTTGAAATCCTAGAACACCTTCATCTATAGGGAACCCCATTACAAGTTCATTTTTAAAAACCTTTTTATACCCAGAAATATCAGAACTTGCGACTCGTTTTTTAAATTTCTCATGCTGATCAATTAAGCCATGTTCCATAGTGATACTCATAATAGGTATATTTGTATCCTCTCCCACTTTGACTTTGCCAGACAAGGATAGGAGTTCTTTTAGTTTTATAGTTGGGAATTTTGATTTTATATGTGAATTACTATAGTGAGCATAATTATAAATATAATCATTGCTTCTGATTAATTCTGGATTAACTTTTAAGAAACCTAATTCATTATAATATTTATCAAAGTCGCTCTTATTTAAATCAGCAAAATCTAAATTTTTTAAATCATTTTCGTCAATTTTTCTACGGAAAGAATCTAAACTTAGGCCATCATTTGTCACATTGTAGTAAAAAACGTCAGAATTTGTTCTACCATTATGACAGTTGGTAAAGTAGAGTATATTGGTTTTAACTTTTGCATATGGCAGAAAAACTTCTTTTGGAAGTGAAACTACTGCTTTTAGTTGGGCGTTTTCAAATAAATACTTCCTTACTGGAGCTAAAGCGGCTTTAAAAAGAAAGCCTTCAGGTACTACTAATGCCATTCGCCCTCCTTTTTTTGTTGCTTTAAAGCAATGTAGAACACATACTCCATCACCATCGTTTTTAGCTAACTTATTCTCATATAAGTGAGAATAAGAAGTTTTTTGAGAAAATGGCATGTTGGTTATAACCACATCATATTCAGATTCAATAGGGTTTTGAAGTGTGTCTATCTGGCAAATTCCACTATGCCCATCCCCATGCAGAATCATATTCATTTTTGCGAGTTTTGCATTTGAGGTAATTTCTCTTCCAAAAATAGTATTATGTTTAAGCTTGATTTCTTCACTACTATTGTTTGCAATTAAAGTGTTATCTTTTATATGATCAAATGCCTCTGTTAAAAAACCACCTGTCCCACAAAAAGGGTCATAGATCTTTTCACCATATTTAGGGTTGACTAAGTTAACAATGGTTTTAGTTATGTGACGTGGAGTAAAATATTCTCCTAAGTCATTATTAGTTGCTGTAGCTTGCTGTAAGAAATACTCAAAAGCATCTCCTTTAATATCGGTATCTATTGATGAGAGTTTTAACTTATCCAACTCTTTGATCATCTCTTTAACAGCAACAGGGTTGGTTAGCTGTAAATTTGTAAAAACAGAAGCACCATATTGTCTATCAATATCTTGTAGTATGTTATTAGTTGTATTAATTAGCAAATCATTATCGAGACTTTTGAGAGAATTCCAAATACCTGTATTAGCATTCTCTGTATACAATTTTAAAAAAAGAATGTTTGCAAATTCTGAAAGCCTTTCTATACCAGCTCTTAAACCTTCACCTCTTAGTGAGTTATTTAACTTCTTGAAAACATTAATTAACTCTTTGCGAGAGACTAAAATTTCTTTAGGTGTAATATAAATACCATTTGTTTCCTGCAATATGAACTCTTTAGCTTCATTTACTCTTATTAATTCATTAACCTCATTTTCATCAATAAATAATGGTTTTTGGGTATACAAATGCCGTGTTTCGCAGAAACCATTATTCATTGCAAATATCAAAGGTGCATCAAGCATTTCAGCATATTCGGTTGCCTGATCCAGTGCTTTTGTTAAGCTTTTTCCACCTGATTTCGTTTCAATTACACCGATTGGCCGCTTATTTTGTGAATCGAAAAGAACATAATCGGGTCTTTTTTTACTTTTCTTGAGAAACTCATTATTAACAATTCTTAAGATATCTGATTCAAAAAAGACATTTTTGTTTGGATCTTGAATGTCCAAGATCCAGCCCTTGTTAATCAAATTATTGTTAACAATAAAACGTGTATCTTGCTCAATATTAGACATATTGCATAATCCCAATATCTACTATAAAAACTATTGGCAATCTACACATTACACACTAAAACATCAATAAATATTACTATCTAATAAGTGATATACCCCACATTTAAAAGACTGTGTCGGGTTCACAGCTTATTAATCTTTGGTGTTATTAATTTTCTGGCCTAGCTTTCCTTCTTTTACCAACTGCACTACTTGTTCATTTGTAAGGACTGGAATAAAGACTTTATCACCAATGTCCTTTGAGAGGATCTTCACTTCTTCGGCTGTTAGCACCAAAGCTTCACCATGTTTCGCAGCATCATTGATGCGAGCAATAATCTGGTTGATTGGTCGTTTTGAATTGTCCATAAGTCTTCCTGTGATTAATGCGAATAAGGATGTTCTTGTCTGTGCTGACTTGGCGGCACGATATCTGTAATAGCGGTAATACTTTCAACTTCGTCCATTTCAAAGAAAAATCGCTCACCACCATTCACAGAAAGCAAACTTAAAACCCCACCATTGATGCCGACAAATTCTTTAATTGTGCATCTTCCATCCTTCAAGCACACCTGAACAAACTCATTCGGCACAAGATCTGCATCAGGGTCGCACACAACGTACCAACCATTACGAATTGCTGGAAACATTGAGTCGCCAGTGCCTTTAATGCCATAGGCTCTTGGTCCTGCTGAGTGGGTTGGAACATATCCATCACCAGCATTTCCTTCATAACCCATGTCAGTAAAATAACCATCCATTCCCATCTTGGAGTACGCCTTTACAGGAACCCAACGTTTAGATGATGGGGTAAAAGGTTTTTCGATAATTGTTGAAAATAAAAGAGCTTCATCACTATCACTAATGTTGTATTTCTTTTTGAATGCTTCAATATCCAGTTGTTTAAATTTATCTCTCGTGCTTGATTGAATCTCTCCTGTGCCAGATGCAAGCCAAGAAGGATTAACATTCAAAAATTTTGAAGCACGTAATAAATTTTCACCTTCCATTGTTTTGGATTTTCCAGACAGCCAATCACTCACAGAAGGAGGTTTGACTCCTACTGCACGAGCAAGCTCAACACCTTTAATCTTTTTAGGTGGCAAAACTTCCATAGCATACCTAAGTCGTTCAGCAAGAGTATTCATACAACTATCCTCACAATGTTAGGAAATCCTAACATAAATAAAATTAGGTATTCCTATTGATTTATCATAAGGAATGCCTAATAATTAAAGAAAAATTAGGAGCACGTTATGAATGACGCACAACTTATAGACAAGCTAGGTGGTGTCACAGCGGTAGCAAGACTTCTAGGGATTACTCCGCCATCAGTTAGTGGATGGAAAGCTATTCCCCTTGATAAAAAAATCAGGTTAGCAGTTATTGCTGAAGATCTTGGTTTAACAACACGAAAAGAGCTTTTCCCTGATAACTATCAAGATATTTGGATTGAACTACGTCCCCAGACGACAAAAAGTAGAAACCTTGGATCATTAACCGCTTAGGACCTTAACCATGAGCAAAGTATCAAATGAATTGCCTGCAAGCGCTAGCAATAACGAATCGCTCATATTGCAAGCGCTAAATACTAGCAACCAAAGACAAGTAGCCGAGAAGGTGGGAATAGATGCAAGCACCTTGTCGAGAATGAAAAATGACAAGAAAAACAATGGATTGACAGAGATTGAATTTATTAGCTCTTTGTTGACAGCCATTGGATTGAAGGTGGTGCCAGAAAGTGATGTGTATTGCTCACCTGAAATTGCAGAAGCAACGCGAGTTTATTTAGCACATGCATTCACTTCACCTGAATACATGCGGATTTTATTCAAATAAAAAACCACTACCTGCTGTAACAGGAGTGGTTAGGCATTCAATTGAGGTGGATCAAATGAACACAAACAATTTATCAGAACAACCAATCGAACTCAACTCACCAGATTTTTTAATAGGTGACGTTGTAGTGCTTACTAAAGAGTGCCGTACTTTCAAATCAAATGATTTGTTTGAAGTTAAAAACAAAACTTTGACTAGTTTATGGACCATCAAATCAGAGAATCATTTGATTCTAGTTTCTTCAAAAGAAATCCGCACAGCAACAGTTGCTGAACTTAACGCCAAACGCCGACTAACAAGCGCTGAGCAAGCATTAGCGGAGGTGTCATGAACAGCTTTACACAGCAAATCAAAGATTCTCGTCAGCAAAGTGAAATCCAATCTTTTTACGAGCCTGCATTGCGAGTGCTTGGGCACCTATTTGAGGTGAAAAAGCAAAATTTACGTAACAAAGGTTATGACGAAAATAATGCGGCGGTAACCAAAGTTGAATTTTCAGAGGCTATGGCTCGTCAATTTCGCATAACGCAGTGGTTAGCACAACAGATTGTAACCAGCTTAACCAAAGCGTGTTTGGTTGATTCGTTTGGTGGCTATGTTAAGCCAAAGGATGGTGAAAAGTGAGATATGCAGCAAAAAGAAAACAGGATATTTCCGTTTCTACCACACCGCTTGAGGTGGTAATTCCACTGGAACAACCAGTAAAGATCTATTCGGCTAAAGAATTAGCAGCTATGCCACTTTCAGTTATGAATGCCGCAATTGAGGCTCAGGAAAGATTTTATCAACTTGAAGAATTAACCCATATGGGGGGGCAGGCTATAGCAGTTCGCCGTCTCATGGAGGATGGGCACAAACTAATTCAGGTGAAAGAAAAGTCTCGTATTCGCTACAAAATCAACAACGAATTTATTCCTCCAAGAATTATTCGTCAGTTGGAAATGCGCGGATTAGTGAAGCTTGGAAGGGGTAAGTAATGACTATTATCGCCTCTTCAAAGCCCCTTCGAACACCCTTTAAAGGAGATAAATAACCATGCGTGACTATGGGAAAGTCTCACCACATTTCTGGACGGGAACTACGGGCAAAAAGCTTCGTCAAACACATGAAGGCTTAATTGTCGCTATGTATTTAATGACAAGCCCTCACGCGAACATGCTTGGCTTGTATTACATGCCCCTTTTATATGTTGCTCATGAAACTGGATTGGGCTTTGAAGGGGCTTCTAAGGGGCTTCAAAGAGCCTGTGAAGCGGGGTTTTGTAGCTATGACGAAGCCACGGAGACAGTCTGGGTGCACGAGATGGCACGTTTTCAAGTAGCTGAGTCATTAAAGCCAGCCGATAACCGCTGTAAGAACGTGCAAAAAGAGTATGATTCATTGCCGTCAAGCCCTTATTTATCAAGCTTTTTCGATAAATATGCACAAGCATTTTGTATGACTCAAAAGCGTGGCGAAAACGCCAAAATAGATAGCCCCTTACAAGCCCCTTCAAAGCCCCTTCGAAGCCAGGAACAGGAACAGGAGCAGGAGCAGGAACAAGAAAATACTCACACACAAAACGCGGTTGAAAATTTTTCAGCGGCCGAGGAGTCTTGGAAACCAAATCGTGAACTATTGCTGAATGTTCTTAGGACTTCACAAGTGAGTACACAAGCAGAGCAGGTTTTAAAAATGCCAAATTATGAATTTCATCTTGGCAACTTCAATGCTCACTGGGAAAACAAAATTGATCTCACGGAAAACCAACGAACTCGAAAGTTTGCAACTTGGTTAATTCAGGAATTCACAAAGTCGATAAGACCTAAAAAACAAAACTCACCAATGAAAACTGCACCAGCAAGAGACGTAAACAGTGCTTGGGGTGATGCAAAACAGTATGCACCAGCCACAGATGATATCGATGTAGGGGAGATGCTATGAATGCATTGAGCAAACAATTCAAAACTGAGCTGGTACAAACTAATCAGTTTTGCCCTAAACACAATGAGTTAATGGTTTTACTAATTGGTCGTCCAGTTTGCCAAACATGTGCAAATGAAGCGTATGTGAAATCACAAATTGAACACGCACACCAAGTCAACCTTATGGTACGCGAGAAACATTTTGCCGGAGCAAAACTCCCTGAGCGCCACAAGGAAAGCGGATTTAAAAATTATGTGGTGAGTATTGATCCGCAGAAAGAAGCTAAAGCTGCTTGCCATAAATTTGTTCAAGATTTTAATTCAGGGAAGAAGCGCAATCTGATTATGGTTGGGCGTACAGGAACAGGCAAAACCCATCTTGCATGTGCTATTGCTCGTAACGTTTTAGACAAGCGGAGTTATGTTCGTTACGTCACCTCAGAAGACATGGCAAATGAAATTGCCACTGCATGGACAAAGCCCGATGACAATGAAGCAAATGCAATATTTCGCTTCACGGACTGTGATTTATTGATATTGGATGAATACGGTTTGCACGACCAACACGAGAGTCGATTGCAGCTCGTTCATAAAGTTTTATATGCACGTTATGACGGAAAAAAGCCGACAGTTTTAATTTCAAACATGACGCTTGAATCTACAGAAAAGGCGCAAGGTTTGAAGGAAAACTTAGGGGACCGTTTATGGTCTCGGTTTCAACATGATGGTTTGACAGTAGTTGAGTGTGACTGGGATGACTTGCGTTTTGGTGGGGCAGGATCATGACTAAATTCGAGATTTTAAGCTGTGGCTTACTCATTTCGTGTGTAACAGCAGTACTTTGCGGTGCGGTGGTTTTGTGGTGGTTGGCGCGTAAAGAGCTAGATGAGAAAGGAGCCAGCCATGAAAGCAACTAAATTGATTAGAGATAAAGGACTGCAATACGCGAAGGAAATCGTAGATTCAGCACCCGATAACGCAACTGAATGGAACGAGGGTTATGAGTTCCAATGTGGTCAAAGTGTAGAAATCAGCCCAGCAGATCGTGAGAAGTATTTTGTAGATTTGGTTGAGCTTAAACGTCTGGTGGAGTCTTTGAAAATCATCAACGATTTAGGTGGAGTTGAGAAGCTAACGCCTGCATTCATTACGACAGATAAGCATGTTGGTTACACGCATGTTCGCATGGTGGGAAATGGGAGATTGAGCTTTCTTGATGATTTTTGCGACTTCATTCCAGATGGTTCCATTTCAATTAAGCGTGTGATGACTGCTATCCGCGACCACGAATCAATATACGGAGGCGGTGAATCTCATGCCAACTAGATATAACACAGGCGAGTATAGCTACGATCTTGAATATCACTATGGAGATATGTCAGCAAGCATGGAGATGCTTAGAGCACGTTTAATTGAATTGTTGACTCCTCATCTGTCTGGCCGTTATGTGAAATGGAGAGAAGCATATTTCA